CATCCTGGCAGTCATTTATCTATGGCTGTAACCACACCTCCTAGCAAACTTAAACGTGGTAGCAAAGCTTGGAAGCGTAGAAAGAGTTTTTGCGCTCGCACAAAGGGTCAACCTGGACCAATGAAGAAACCTAATGGACAACCAACTCGTAAGGCATTAGCTTTACGTAAATGGAATTGCCATTAAGATTTATCTTTAAAATATCTTTCATGTATTATCTGATGCCCTCTTTGGGCTAACATAATACCAGACTCTTCAAAAGATCCTTGACCTTGATGGAATACAGGATAATCTGAAATATACTTTTGTATAGATTCATCTGTTTTGTTTTTAGCTATTAGATCTAATTCATACCCTGCATCTACTACTTTAAAACAGAAATCTACATCTTCTCCATAACCTGGACTAAAGATTTCATCTAGATAGTTAAATTTCTCTAATAGATCTTTTCTTAATCCAACGCAGAAGAATGGTAGATACAATCTATTTCTTGCATACATATCTGCAGGACCAGTAACTGCTATTTTAGGATTATCTTTAAAGGGCTGTATTAATCTATCAATCCAAGAGTCTCTGGGTGCAAATGGTAATACCTCAACATCTGTGTTTAATAATACAACATAAGGTGTTCTGACCATTTTTAGTCCAATATTAGCGGCAATTGTAAATCCTAGTGGTTCAGCATACCAAGCAAATCTTATATATGGATTGCTTAATAGATACTGAGCACTTTCTTTATCACTACCATTACAAACTACCAATACCTCTGTTTTATTTAAATCTGTATTAGCTATAATAGAATCTACACATTTCTTTAATAAGCTTGTTGGTTTGTATGCTGGTATAACAATGGTAGTTTCTCTCATTCAGTTATCTTATCATATCTTAACCAATAAGCAATAAGAAACCCGCCTATTGCTAGGCGGGTTCTTTGAATAACACTTATTACTAAGCTTATACCTCTTAGAGGAATACGCTTTGTGTACCAGGTGTAAACGAAACGTGTAGACCTGTTACAATGATTAAGTGGTAGTATAATGCTGAACCGAAGATATGATCAATGACGCCATAACGGGTCATTAAACCAACACGTGGGCTGAAGTCATTAGGTCCGATTGTACGTTGTACCAATACTGGAATGTATGGGCAATATACGATACCGGTGTCATAATATTCTGCACCCTTGTAACCAAGTAAGCAATATTCAAGAGGAGTTGAACGAGAACCAACTTGATATTGAGCTTCTGTACGTGTATCACGGTAAACATTGAAACGTCCACCAACTGTACCAACTTTAGCAATACCTACAGGCTGTGTGTTAACATTGCCTTGGATTGCAAACCATTGGAACTCAGGTAGCATTTCTAACATTGCGCAAACGCGAGGTGTAGCAACAATGAAGTTTGCAGCACCACGACGGTTACGGATAGCAACACGGTTAGCTTCAACGATTACGCGAGCATAGAAGTCACGATTACGTTCACCTAACCAACGACCATCAGCAGAAGCTGGTGACCATACAGAATATCCTTGACCAAAGCCATTGTTGATAGCTGATTGGCACATACGGATAATCATTTCACGGTCAATTTCAGCCTGAATTTCATACGACATAGCGTTTGTTAATTCATTGTCAATGTCGATACCGTTCATGTTCTTGAGATCTTGCTCAAGTTCAACGGACCAACGAGCTGCTAAACGACGTGTACCAGCTTCAACAGCTGTCTTCTGGAAGCTTACAACCATCTGAGGGATGTTTGAGCTTAATTCGAAGTTTGCTAAGAGATTAGCAACACCGTTATCTGCAGAACCGTTAGTTAGGTTTGTAATGTTGAATGATTCTGAACCTGTGATTGCTGTAGCACCACCGGATAGCCAAGAAGCTGAAGTACCTGTGTAAGCTGTATTTAAATAGTTCCAGCCTGTTTCAGTACCTTCTGAAGCATTTGTCCATCCTTGAACACTGTTGTTCGTGGACTGTGAGGAATAACCACCATCTGGACTTGTTGATCCTAATGGAGCTGATTCATATTTATAACGAAGAGCAAATGCAAGACCAACTGGACCACTCATAGGTTGAACACCAACGATTTCGTTTGTGATCAATTCTGGGAAAGTACGACGGATCATAGGGATGAGGATCTTTGGTAGACGAGCATCACCTGTTGCATAGAAGTCGCTTGAAGGCTGACCACCATATCCCATGGAGTTTGCTGTACCAAATACGCCACCACCACCAGCTGTATTAGCTGATGCTTCATTTAAACACCACTGTTCTTGATTTTCAAGAAGGATAGCTGTGTTTAATTTTGTGTGATCGTCTTTGATTGCTGGAGTTGCATCGTCTGAATGCTCAAGCAATGGAGCCCACTTTTTGAGAAGGCTTGCTGCACGAGATTCATTGATGTAAGATTGTGCGGGTTTAACTGATTTCATAATTAAATAAATTAATTTTTATAACTGTCTTTACCTCAAGTCCTTAACAGAACTTCAACGATTGATTAAATTACTTACAAAAAAAACACCGAAAAATCGGTGTTTTTGTCAAAAATTGTATCTAGTATTACTTAGAATTTTCTCTTAGTGAATTCTGAGACATATGTTTCAGCAACATATTTGTCACCAACATCATCTGCAGAATTAAAAGATTTTGATTCATTAATAACTTCTTTTGGAGCTACACGATCAACACCTTTGGTCTTAGGAGAAGCTGATTCTTTAAGAGTCTCCATATCTTCCATTTCTTTCTTCTCATACATTTCAGAAACGTAATTAAAGTTTTCTTTAATGGAAGTCATGGTCTTTTCAGAAAGAACTCTGATCATATAATCTTTCTTAGCTGGTGGGAAATTTTCTAATTTCTTTTCTAAGAAAAGTGTCTTTTCAAGATTTTCTGCTTTTTCTGTGATAAGCTTGTTTTGCTTTTCTAATTCTGCAATTTTAGCTTTAGCACCATCAATTTGTGATTTACCGTCTAATAAAGCTTCTTGAATGTTTTCATTAACAAACATATCACTTACACCAATAAGACGTTTTACTTCTGCTAGAATCTTACGGGAACGAGTGTTCTCTGTAGCTTCTTTAATCTGTTCAGCTGGAATAGCTTTGTCAAGATACATTTCAATGTAATTTGACATTTGATCAACTAGTGATTCTTTAAATACTTTAGCATCTTCTGTAAGAGCTTTTTCATAGAGCTTAACAATCTGTTCTAGCTTTGAGCTATGAGATTCATCAAGTAGATCCAATGCTTTCTTAAATTTAGCTGCATGGACTTCATCAATACGAGAGACAATCTTATCTAATTTTTCAGTATGGTCAGCATCAATAGCTTCTAACACACTTTGGAGTTTGGATGCGTATTCATCATCCTGTCTGACAAGAGCCGCTTCAACTGCTAGTTGAACTTTTTCTTGGGCCTTGGAATCAATAGCTTCAGAAATTACTTTTAGTGTTTCTTCTGAAAGAAGGTCTTTGGTGGCCTCTTTTAAAATTGTTTGGATGTCTTGACTCATATGATATTTATTATTTATACTATTCGTATGCAAAAATTAACAATTATTTGGATTTATTGTTTAAATCCTTATAGGTTGCAGCAATACGCTGTTTGGTTTTTTCATTAACTACGTTTTGCAATGCATCATTGGCTTTGCTAAAGTCATTTTTGACTATGTGCCCAATAAATTCTTTAAGCTGCTTTTTTTGATTCATATTATTTAATGTTTTTAATAAATTGCATAATCTGCTCTCTTAAATAAAGATCTACGTCTTTTTTAGGCAGACTTGATAGTTTTGCTTGTAATACGTCATAATATTCTTCAAAACCACCATTTTGTTTAACTATAAAATTTTTGGACTCTAAAATACCATTAATAAAAGCTCCTGGAGCAGATGGATCTGCCACAGCATCAATTGTAATGAGCTTCATATTTTTGACATAATTGACACCACCTTTGTCTTCTAATTGTCCAAGAGCTCTTGAAGACATACCCATTTTAACACCATCCATTATCAATGAACGCATAATAGCTCCTAATGGTGTATTTAAAACTTTGCTCTTACCGCGAACAAGATTACCATCCATCTTTAATTCTGTAATAAGATGGCAAGCACGTTCACTATTAACATTAGCACTTTGAGGGTGTTCTAATTCTCCTAAAGCTCTATTGTTTGAAACCAATTCTTTATTG